CTAAAAACTCCTGAGATGGAGTCATGCCTATATCAGTATAAGCAGTACTTGTACTGTAAGGATCAGAGAACGTTCTGTAATATTCGTATGGGTTTACTGTACCGTTAGGCATTTACTTTAAACCTGTAAGATTAAATATAGGTTGCTGAAAGAACGGTTGTGTATACATACGGCTAACAGGTTTATTAGAACCAAATATGTTTCCCATTTGAGCCTGTCTGCGACCACGCAGATAAAGAGGTTTTGCATGTCCTGTAACTTCTTTATTCTGCCAGTATTCATAATCATATAAATTTGGCGTAAAAGAACCTAACGTTGGTCTATCCTGCATAGAAACTTCAGGAAGTACAGGATCAGAAAGTACAGGATCAGAAAATATATTTTTCAAATTACCAACAGCACTTGCGGCTAACTCCTGTTCATATGGGGATACACCGCCAAGTAAACTGCCAACTGATGGCTGTAATGATTTCATGTAATCATAAGATAACTTATCGAGGGTACTGGCACCTTCTACTGGCTTAGTTAAATATTGTTCACCAAGAGGTTTATTTAAAAATTCTTTAGTACCCCCACCAAGACCTCCAGCCTGACCTGCGCTGACTATAGAACTGCCCACATTAATAGCAAAATCTAATATAGCTTTTTGTTTATCTATTCTACCACTTTCAATAGCCTGTCCTCTTATATCTTCAGCACCTTCAGTAACCCTACGTGCTTCTTCACCAGCAAATAACAAACTTTCAAGCGGTTTTGCGTAACCAGTATCAATACGCTTTGCACTCTTTATATATTCAGCCTTTTCTTTTGCTTCCTGTGAAGCAAATATAGTAGTTCCAGCAAGACCTACACCTCCAGCAACAGCAGCAATGCCCTGTAACCCCGGAACCTTAGAGGCGTACGATGCTATTGTTGTAATACCTTTAAATAACCTCTTCCAATTCCCCCTTGCTTGCGCTCTCCAGCTACGGTATTTCTTTTCTTTATTATATTTTTTAATAGACGCTTCTATATCGTCAACAGCACGCTGTAATCTCTCACGTTCTGACTGACTTATACGTGCGGCGGCTATTGCCGCTCTTGCTCCTATTGATCTTGTACGTACTGCCATTAAAATATATCGGGTTTTATACGCTTATAATATACGTAATAATACTATTTATTCTCAAGACTATCAACCTTTGCTAAATAAGTATTTCAGTTTCCCACACAGATGTAATAAAATGTGCATTACTAACTCCCGCTTGATTATAGTCTGCATCTGGAGTAATTGATATACCTATAAGATTACCAGCACTTATAACAGGGGTATTATCAAAATTGCCCCTCTTCACTTCCATAGTTGTATCAGCAGATATAGTTGCTGTGTATTCAAAGGTGGCAACATCATCCGTTGTAGTATCTCCGCTGTCAACACGCTTAACTTTAAATGTTAAATCAGCCTGTTGGCTTACTGTATCTATTCTAAAAAACAATCTATGAAGGGTCATTTTATAAGGTGCTAAAAAACCAGTAGTGTCAGTACCAGTAGCTGTAATAGTTACAGCTTCTAAGTTGCTGTTCCAAGGTACATAATGCTCAGTAGTTCCTAAATCATCAGTAAAGTTGTGAGTAAAAACCTTATAATCTGTAAACCTTCTGGTAAACTTTAATTCTTCAGCCATCAACCTTTTATCTACATATTCATTACCATCATAACTCATATAAGATTTCCACAGCTTGCCGTACTTCTTCCTGTATATAGCTAACTGTTTATTATTACTCTTTGCTATAGCTATCTGACCATCTGACATACCGCCAACAGACGGAGTACCATTAAATTCAGTAACGTCTTGCTTGGTATTGATTAGTTTTCTTATATCCCTATTGCCAGCCATTATGAATACATCTTATTTGGTATTACTCTATACTCTATAGTCATATCGTTCACTTCAAATAATCCTGAAGATGGGAGGTTTAATTCAAATGCTATACTCTGACAGGTAACTGGAGTATCAGCTACAAACTTGGCAACGTCATAAGTAGCACCGCCATTACCAGTACTCTCTAAATATCCAGCACCACCAGTATCTCCCTGTGGTGTAATATTAGTACCAGTGGAGAAGCTACTGTGACGTGCTATACCATCAGCAGAAGCCTTTAATGGTGTTTGCTGTTCGGCACTCGATCTGTATGTCATAGTTACAGAGTATACCTTCTTCGTAACCCCCGGCATACCAAAATCTATATCCCTTGTAGAAAATCTTTGACCTGTTGTAGCAGACTTTACTGGCAGGTATTTATAAAACTCAACATCACTTGATGCGTCATACTTGCCAACAGTTAAATTCTTATTCCAATCCGTAACGAAGTTGGTATATGTATAACCATCAGTAAATGCTGTCGTATTATAAACCCACCCAGCACTGTCAAAATCATAAATAAAAGCTTGATTTGTATTCGTAGATGAATGATCTGGTGATCTAACTATTATCAATGAATTACTTATAGCATCGTACCCTATCATTGGGTCTTTAGCATTGGCTGATCCACGTGCAAATGATGCCCAGCTTGGTACAATAACATCTGAGGTATTATCAATACTGGTTGACTCAGTTGCGCCCATTATCTTGGACGTAAGATTATTAACCTTCTGACCATCATAAAGAAAACATCCGGCATCATTAACCCAAGCAATACCGTATGACGTTCTGGTTACACTGAATGGTTTATTAGCACCAAAGTATTTTATAGTATCTTCCAAGTACCAGTTAGCAGGACTTGGATTAGCTATGTTTATAATGTGAACTAAGTTATGCTTAAAAGCAATCAGCCTGTCTGCGTACGTTTCTAATGCAGTATACTCTCCATAATCTCCTTTGGATACATCTATAAAGTTAGGCTCTGGGAATGTATCAAATCTATTAATCTCACTATACATGATCCTGTCACCATGCTTTTCAAGCTCACCACTCGCACCAAATATTTTTAAATTGGCTATAAAAGTCCTGCGATTGGCAATGACTGAAGACTTATACATCTCTCCTCTACCGCCAATAGAAATAAACCTAACGTCTGGAGAAAACCCATTGATAGTCTCATACGTATCTATATTCGGAGTAACAGCGTTACCAGTGGCATCACCTGTCACATAATAACCTAAATTAGCCTGATATGACCAAGCTTTATGATCACCATCAAGCGTCATACGTACGCCCTTAACTATATCTATATCAGCAAATAACGTAAGATCGTCGGTAGTATTTTGTTTTCTAATATATATCCTGCCGCCTGATATTCTACCATTGTAGGCAAAATCAGCATAAACAGAAACCTGTAATGCTAACCCGCCAGCGGCTGTATGCGTACCAGCTACCAAGCCTGCAGTAGCTTCACCATCACCCATTCTAATTGGCAGTGATTCCTGATTACCGTCATAAATAAATGACTGATAAAACTCATACGTAGCGGCTTCCCAATCACCATCTGCCGTGCCGTCATCCACTCCAACATTAAAACCTAACCCACGATTAATAATTGGATTGTTTTCATGGGCATACAAATCAGGAGAATTACCAACAAGCTTACCGCCATAAGCCCTGCCGTATGTAATAAAGGAGTTTGGGCTGGCTGTATCAACAGCTCCAGCTGTTTTTTCGCAAATCAAAAATTCCCTTGGCAGTGTACCTAAGTCTTCATCAATGGATATAACTTCACCAACATAACATTGGCTGTCATCTACTGCTACATTAGAACCAGTATCTTCAAAAACAAAACAAGTATCCCTGTGTACGCTTATATTATCAATGTGTGAGTATTGAGTATCTGTAGTTGATACATTTTTAATAGCTAAATACGTACTATCATCAGTAGCTGTAAAACTATTAGTTAATGTATTGCCAGTACTTGCACCAGTACCTATTGAACCTGAGGTAGCATTAGGATTTACAGAACCAGCACTTGTAATAAGACTAACCTGCACGTTACTATTACCACCAGAAACAACATCGAAACTAACTTGATATGAAACTCCAGCTACCGTAGCTAATAGTAAAGTTACATATCCAGTAGACGATGCTGTATTTGTTAATACACCCTTCCCGCTGCTCACCACAAACGTTGCATTGGTAGCAGCAAAACCATCACTGTCTATTAATGTTGTACCGCTATCTCCATTATTTCCTCCAAAATCAAACGCATCATCAGTGCTATCAAGTATATCAGCAAAAAATGTTGTTTGTGCAGACGTAAGCATACCGCTAAGTTCTCCAACAAAAGGAGTATCTGCTGGTCCCATAATTCTTAAATCACTTGTACCATTTTGTTTCTTATTAGCTACACCACGATATTCACTATAGTAATTGGTAGCTTGAGATGCATCATGTGGACTATCTGTTAAGGTATCATTAGTACCACCAGACGCACCTACATCTGGAGAGTTAATGTAAGCAAACGTAAAACCAGAAACATTCTTTGGCGGGTTAAGAGTATTTTGGTGTTCCTGCCATTCTGCAAATACTGGAGCATTAACATCCCCAAATTGATCTCTCTGTATATAACCATACCACTTTATAAAACTTGTGTTCTCTTCATTAATATTACAGACACGTAATGCCTCATCAACAAAATGATATATATACTTAGCATTATCACCTAAAATAGTTGGTTGTATTGCCGCAGTTTTCCAACCATTATCTTTTGTAGAATATGAAGTGGTTGCATTGCTTGACCATACATCAATATTGCCAGCACCATCAGCATCGCCTAACGCTATAAGCTTATCACCAGTTGCCCTTATAACTTCTATTTGCGGATCACCTCCACTATCTTCGCTAACTATAGGATTACCTTTTAAAACATAATAAACATCACCAGTTGATCCTAAAGCCGTTCCATCAGTAGTTATATTAGAAACAAGAAATACCCCATTATTTTTTGCGGTTCCGGTAATTTTAATTATGTCACCAGTTTTTATAAGGTTTTCAGTGGCAGTGTCATCGGCTGTATATATTGTACTGTTACCATTATCAGTACCGCCCTTTAACAGCATATATCCTTCTTGTGGAGTAGCCATAATTACCTCGGGCTATCCTCCATTACTGTGACACCAAATGGATCATCGGGATTAGAAACAGTTTTATTAAAACTTATTTGACCGGGGCTTGTCCCTAACGCAAGTGCAGTACTGCCATCAGTAGTGGTAATTGTTTGCGTATTATCCCTGCCATGATCAGACTCAAAATAAAATAAACCGTAACCGCCTGAACCTACAAGGTTGGCTGTTCTCTCTACAATATATTCACTTAAATTTGTATCACCGTCCTGATCTTCTATGTGAGCATAGAGCTTGCCAGCAGTTTTGATCTTACCCAAGGCGTCAATGGACATATTCTGTATATAAGAATACTCATTCTCTTTTAAGTCCCTTGGGTCTTTGCGACTATTCATGCCACCAGACCAATCACGTATGGTGTAGTACTGCTTAGGCATTAGTCTTTTAATTCTATGTGGACAAGGTCATCAAAGTTATTATCTTTGATCTCACCGTCACTATCCCAATCGCCACCCCAACGTATTTTAATACCTAACTGCTGACCTATGCCTCGTACCATACCACCCATATAATGAAAGCGTTCACGATCATCCCAATCAACAGGATACGGAGCAACGTCAACAGCTTTACCTTCCATATGTTTTGAGTACTTAACCTTAGTAGCACCTCGCTTTAAGAGTTCCTCTTGACGTTCTTTAGTACGCAACCCTTCAATAATAGTAACGTCCATAATCTTAATAAGCTCGTTTAATACATTAACAAGCTTTGTGTTTACGCCCTTTAGTCTTTTCCGGCTTACTTTTCCGTACCTTGGCATTAATCAAACTTCTTCATAACATCTTTTATCTCAGCAAGCATCTCATCATCCTTTTTAGACGGTGTTACTGATACTATTATATCAAGGATTTTTAACATAAAGGCTTTTGCGCCCTTTTTCTTGACTTGTTTTCTTACCCAGCTGGATAACATACTCATTTCTTTTCTCCTTTTACCATTTTAGTAAGCCCTTGGACAACAACATCAAGCAAAATGTCATCCTTATCACTTGGTGACATCTTTACCAATTTTTCCAAGACCATAAAACCAAGTAAAACCCATTCCCAATTTTGTGATAACCATTCCATTATATTACCCTCATTATTATTGACACTATTACAGGCATGATAAGGATGCCTATAGAACCAACCGTAGTTATTTTAGTTAGATTAGTTTTATTATCCTGTACCTGCCCATTGATTTTTTCAATGTGCTTCTCAACACGCTGTAACGTTTTAAAGATACTTATCTGACGTTCCTCTAATTTAACAAGCCTTGCTGTATTTTCAGCCCTATATTCTGCTACTGTTGCCCTATTTCCTGCCATTTATCCTACTCACGCTACCTTTTACTTCCATCATAACGTCTGACAGGTCATTAACTTCTTTAACCATATCTTCATGCCGCCTGTCCCTTATTTCATCTGATTTATTCCAACGGTCTATCAGTTTAATTATCATCCCCTCCATATTCTCCAGTGTTTCACTCTGTCCTTTATTCTCAATGCGTAAGTCTTCAAGAGATTCCTGTTGCTTTGCGCTCTTCTGGCTTAAAGATATAACGAGATAGACAAACATCGCCCCCACAACGCCTATCATTCCAGCCTCGCTGTATACTGCTAAAAAATCTACCATTAATTCCCCGGGAGATTACCATGTACACTTACATAATGATTTATCTTAGCTAATATCTCACTAAAAGACATAGCCCTTACTTTTTCTTTTTCTTTCGCCAACTTAGAGGG